GCTCATCTTCACGCATATATGATTCTTTAAGTCTTTTAAGGCCAAGTTCATCAAAAAGAGAATCACGAGAATAGTCTATCTTTATATCGTGAACGATATCACCCATTTAAAACTCCTATTTATTTTTTAAAATTCTACCCAACCACTTAATATATATTTTTCATTACTTATAGGTGGATTACCTCTATGAGTATGAGTAAATCCTCCAGGAAATAAAATTAATTTCCCCTTTTTTGCTTTAACTCTTTTAGGATAATATAAAAATTCAGTTTCACCACCTTCTTCTACATCGTTTAGATAAAGTATAAATGTCAAAAGTCTTTCAGAAAATTCTCTTGAAGATGTTTCGTAATGCCAAATATGATATCCTTCACCTATATTAATATTTTGTAATTTTACTCCATATATTTGATGTTGTGCGCTTGAAGTTAAAACACTATATTTTTCAGAATAAATTTTATATGCTTTGTTCCAGAAATTTTCTAAAAATAATGAAGAAATATTTTGAACGTAATCTAGTTTGATTGCATTGCTTCCAGTTAAAGCAGTATATGAATTGTCTATAGTGTGTTTTTTTCTTTGTTCAAGATTTACTCTATTACCAACAAATCCTGCTTTCTCCATATTTTTATAATATTCTATTGTTTTTTGACAGAAATCTTCTCCAGCAAAATCATCATATTCTAATATAAAATTTTCAATTTTTATATCACTCATTTATCATTCCTTCTTGATAGAACCAAAAAAAATTGTCTGACAATATAATTTTCTGTAACTCTTTTTTATATTCCTCAGAAACTAAATTATCTATGACCATATAACTTAACTTTTCCAATAAAACCTCTTTTCTTCATCATAGCTAATTCAATTTATACTTATCTATACCAAATAGGAAGAGTATATCTATTTCCTTTAGTAATCATGTTTACTCCATGAATATATTTTTTTGCGTCAAAAAATACAACTCTTCCAGGAACAGGAGAAACTGAAGTTCCGTCTTCGAATATAGTTTCTCCTCCCCTAAAATTATCATTTAAATAAAGCACAGATGTTAATTTATCCAAATCTTTATCTAAATGAAATTCATGAAAAGCAAATTCAGGAAAAACAACTAGCTCTGCCGTATCAATTTTTAATTTTTCGTTCGAAATTCTACTAGCTTGATTTAATAATTTTTGTAGTATTAATTTAATAATAACGTCATCATGTAGAGATTTATCAATACTTATAATATATCGCCTACAAAAATTTTTATCAAAAGTTTTCGTATTTTTTATTATATTTAAACAGTAGTCAATTTCTTGTTGAGAAATAAAATTATCTATAACTAAAATCATCAATACTTACCGTTGGTTTTAAACCAACCTTTTCCTTTATATTCTACACTAGCTGGTGTGTTATATTTTCTTCCAAAATACGAAGTTTGTTTGTGCTTCTAAACCAGAGAAGGTGCTTCTACTTATAATACTTTCAATCTCATCCAAAGGTATTCCAGATAAAAATATTTCATTAATATCTTTACTGCCTGAGATTATACTCGGCCAAATGACGACATTATGATTCGATTTGATTGCATCCTGCAACATCTTCACAATCTCTTTATTACGAGGTTCATTATCGAATATAAGTATCTTTTTGGGTGCATTGATGGCTTTTGCAACAGTTGTTAAGTGAGCATCACCTGAAGCAAGACAATTATCCAAGAATAAACTATCAAGGGGGCCTTCGACAATTTTTACAGGTTTGGATAAGTCCACACGGTCAAGACCATAGATTAATTTGTTATCATTATCATTGGTTCGAATGGTGATATATCTTAATGTCTTATCACTATTTTCCAATGCACGACCCGATACTGCAATTAAATCATTATACTCATTATAGTAAGGAATAATAAGGCGAGCATCATCGACCAATTGCTTACCATGGTCAGGAACTAAAGTATCAACAAATTGTTTATAATGAGAAGTGAATAAAAGCCGTGAATAATGTTCTTTGGGAACTTTTCGTTTTTCCAAATAGGTTAAACAGAAATGGCCTTGGGGAAGTTTGTCACAAAATTCTGCATGTTCAAATACTTTTTGTTTATCTATCTTATCAAACCTTGGTGATGGGATTTCAAATGTAGGTTTCTTATAATTTGAATTACCATTTTCGCCGTCTTTATACCTTTCCATAGTGTATTCTTTATGGAGAGATTGGTCGACATGATAAATTAGATTGCCAACATTGGTACTAACGCCACAATTGTGGCATCGGTAGAATAGGTTGTTACTCTTTTGAAAGACATAGCCACGAGCCTTGGTTTGATTCTTTTTGGAATCTCCGCACAGGGGGCATGAAAAGTTCCAAAGGTAATCATTCTTCTGCTTGAAGTTACGCAGGCGAAGTGAGATTAACTTTAGATATTTTGAATCTGTAATAAGCGACATAGAACCATACTATAACACACTACTTCGAAAATGTCAATTACTTTATAAAGGAAAGAATAGAAGAAAGTTCAAGTTTACCTAATATGAAACCAGATGACATTACTGCCCCCAATATTAACCATTTCCATCTTTCTATTTCACTCAATTCGGTAAGAATAGTTTTCTTATCTTCTTTTTTATGATTGAGTAAATCTGAACGGAGGTCATCAATACGAGATGTGATATGATGTTCGACCTGGTCGATACGCTCATGCAATTCACGAGTTACCGTGGTGATACGAGAGTGGAGTTCTTTGATATCATCTTTCATTTCGTTCTCTGATTTTTCGTGTTGGTCATGTCGTTGCTCATGGAGTGTTATCATTCGCAGTATATTAACATTAACTTCCTGAAGTTTCTCAATCGATTCAGAAAGTTTTTCACATAGACGATTGGTTTGCTCAACATCTTTAGTGAGCAAACCAATATCTAATTTCAAATCATTTAAATCTTGTTCTTCTGGTAACATTAATCGCCAGCCCTACTATTACGAGGAGGTGGTTCATCAGCAGGTGCAGCTACATGAGCTGGTGGAGGATTATTAATCGCTGCCACTTTTTCTTGACCACGAGTCCAAGCAGAGATACCTAAAATAGCACCAAAAGCGATATGAATTAAACCACCGCCTTGTAGTGTTAATGGTTGCCACATACCAATTGATTGACCTGGATTCCAAAATTGTAATAAATTAAATAAAATTGGTCCAATGATAAAGTCAAATAGATTAATCATCATATAAACAATCGCCATCATAGGACGCCATTTCTTGGTCATCCAATCTTCTTTATCTTGTGGTAAAGATTTTGCAATTACTTCTGACATGTTACTCCCTTTCTAAACGATTGATGCTACGCTTATAAGGCCTGATATTAGTCCGTTAAGCTTAGTTCGTGTTTCTAAATCACCAGCCGCAGCTGTGATTGCTTTAGTATGCTCTAGGTCACGGAGTAATTCTTTATATTCACTTTCACTTAACTTCTTTGCTTCGTATTGTTTTTTTAAATCTTGTGCTTCTTGTGCAAATGCCACAACTTCAGCATTATCTGAACCTAATAATTCGTTTAATAAGTCACTCATCTTGGTTTAGCTCCTACAACATTTTGAATAGTTACGGCATTCTTTTCAATGATGCCAAATTTAGTAGTGCAATAATTTAAACTCACAGGATCTTTACCATGATACCTTTGGCTTAGACCTTTGACAATTTCAGATAATTCAGAAGACATCTTAATTGTTTCTTCATTGTGTGGGATTGATTGTGAATAGTTTCTCAATTCAATCGTTTTAAAATATATGTTATCAACAACTGGAATAACTTCAGGTGTTCCACATTTAGCTGCACCAAGGTTCGCCTGTGTTCTAACTGAATTGATTAACATATATTCATTGTTATCAAATGTAGCCATGAAATAGGATCTGACAACAGGAACAGCTGAGATTGCGGCACAACCGTTTAATACCATTAATGCTAATAATGCTATGAATAGTTTTTTCATTTTATTCCGTCAAATATTTTTCGTTGAGTATTATACCATTCAATCCAAGCATCATTTTGTTGTTTCAATTTATGATATTCACCATAGTTATTATTTGCATTATCAAGCAAATCGGATAATTTAGTTTTATTTGGGTCTAATGGTTGTAATTCTTCAGCTGGTTTTAGAATAGGTTCAGGAGCTTGTGGGAAAGACATCTTCACAGGCACAGTTGTTGCACAACCAGTTAGTAATAAACTAATTAATAATAATCTTTTCATTTTGCACCATTCTTAATTGCATTGTTATACACTTCAATAGCTTTAGCATTTAATTTACATTCAGCATCAATTGCTTCTTTGTTTTTGGTTATCGCTTGTTTATTATTAGCAACATTTACTTGGACTAATTTAATCTTTTCAATTACTTTAGTGTGAATCTTTTTATTAGCTTGTTTTGCCTGTGTTTCTGCTACTTTAATCTTTGCTTCTAATTCAGCCACCCTAGCACGCCATTCTTTTTCTACACCAATACCACCTTCAAAGTATAAACCAGAAACAAACAATACAATACTGACTGCTCGAATAATTTTACCATATGAATTAACAAATGGAACATGCTTAAGAACGGTACCAACAATGATACCTATAACACCAAGGCCAAATATAATATGAACAGCCAATGCTATCCATGCGTCAGGAATAAATGATAAAAGCCACATTATTTTAAATTCTTTCTACGAATAAATGATATAAAAGGAGTCAATCCTTTTTTCTTATTAACACCAGGTTCTCCTTGAGAACCAACACCTATGCCAGCAACTGCACCAGTTCCAACAGCATTAGCTGGAGCATCTTCACTCATTCGCTTTTTACGGCCTTGACAATGAGCCTTCTGTGAAAATCCTTTTGGATTATTACAGTCAATACTTTTTTTGTATTTATCTGACCATTCTTCACGCATGTCTTTTGTTTTCTTTTTCATAGAATTAATAAATCCTCGGTATACACCAGCAGCTTCTGTTTTACCCATGACACGAGCTCTTTGCTCCATGGCAATGGCTGCTTGAATTTTG